ATGAGTATAAGCAGTGAGATTAAAGATATTAGAAGAAAATGTCTGTTGAATCAAACGGAGTTCGCTGATGCGATTGGTGTCTCTTTTTCAACAGTAAATCGTTGGGAAAATGAAAAGGCAATTCCAAATTATCAGGCATTAAAGAAAATCAAATATTTTTGTGAAAAGAACGATATTTCCTTTGAAGTGGATTCAAAGGTATGGGAGGAAAAATAATGAATGTAATTAGTTTGTTTAGTGGTTGTGGTGGTCTTGATCTTGGCTTTGAAAGAGCAGGATTTAATATTCCGGTTGCTAACGAATTTGATAAAACTATATGGGCAACTTTTAAGGCGAATCATCCTAAGACAAAATTAATTGAGGGCGATGTAAGGAAAGTTACCAGGGAAGATATCGCACAGTATATTGATGGAGAAGTGGACGGAATAATCGGAGGACCGCCTTGCCAGTCTTGGTCGGAAGCAGGTGCTCTTAGAGGTATCGAAGATGAGCGTGGACAGTTATTCTTTGATTACATCAGAATCTTAAAGGAATTTAAACCTAAGTTCTTTTTGGCAGAAAATGTAAGTGGAATGTTAGCAAATAGACATTCGGAGGCTGTGCAAAATATATTAAGACTTTTTGATGAGGCTGGTTATGATGTATCACTTACACTTGTAAATGCAAAAGATTATGGCGTTGCCCAGGATAGAAAAAGAGTATTCTATATTGGATTCAGAAAAGATTTAAAGATCAAGTTTGAATTTCCGAAAGGTTCTACAGAGGATGATGAAAAGAAAATTACTCTGAGAGACATAATTTGGGATTTACAGGATACTGCAGTTCCGGCAGCAGAAAAAAACAAGCATAATCCTAATGCAATTAATAACAATGAATATTTTACTGGCGCATTCTCAACCATTTTCATGAGTAGAAATAGAGTGAGAGACTGGGATGAACAAGGATTTACTGTGCAGGCATCAGGAAGACAGTGCCAGCTTCATCCACAAGCACCTAAAATGGTTAAATTCGGGAAAAATGATTGTAGATTCGTAGAGGGTAAAGAACATCTTTACAGACGAATGACTATTAGAGAGGTTGCAAGAGTTCAAGGATTCCCAGACGATTTCAAATACATCTATGAGAATACTGATGTTGCTTATAAAATGATTGGTAATGCCGTTCCTGTAAATCTTGCATACGAAGTGGCCTTAGGAATCAAGGCTGCATTAGAGTAAAAATAATGGAGACTGTTTACGAATATGAGTGAACAGTCTCCTTATTTTTATCTTCCTTTTCTTGGAATTACGATATTATAATTTGCTTCTAAATCATCAAGTATATGATTATGATTTAATGCACTAGGTTCTACTTCAACAAACTCACCTAACTTAAAGAGTTCTTTTGGATCACGTATTACTGTTTTGGTGGCTAATTTTTGGTACGGTTTGAATCGAGTATATACATTCTTTCCACGGTTTGTGCCTTCTGTAATTGGATTTATAGGTCTATGAGCAACCTTGAAACTTTCAGTTGCTGTATTAACAGACTCAGTTGTAATTTCCTCGATGTTGTTAATCAAAGACTGAATAGTACTTGCACTATTGTTTGAAATATACATACAGTTAGCAACGTGGTCTCCGCTTCCGAAACCACGAGCAACTGTGAGAATATCATCAGCAGTAAATATATCTAGGAAGTCTTGCCCGGTTTTTCCTGATCTTCTTCCAAAGCATATACTAACGCCAACATAAGGCGCAGTTGCAGTTTTTGCCCATTCATTAGCCCAAGCGGTAGATGCCTTTGTCATTCTTTCAAAAGCTGCTGTTCCAAACTCAGCTATGAATCTTTTGTGTCCATACCAATTTCCAAAATAATCTGCATTTCTAAGTTTAGCAGAAATCTTAATTGGTTCTCCCTCGCTTAATTTGATAATAACATCAGTTTTATTATCTTTGCTTTTACTACCAATTCCATCAACGGATACTATTTTAGCACCAGGAATAATTCTTTCCTTAAGCATCCAATCAGGTAGAGTTGATGGTAGGCTTTCTCCAATATGTTTACTAACCATTGTGACTATTTCATTTTCAAATGCGTCTGAAGCTTTTGACATAGTTTATTTCCTCCTTGGTTTAATCCTTTATTGTTTCCATGATGTCTTCCAACTTACAATCCATAGCCTCACAGATTTTGAGAAGAACATCAGTTGTGATGTTTGCACCCTTGCCGAGTTTGGCAATGGAAGCTGCACTGATTCCGGCAGCCTCCTTAAGGTCGTTTCTATTCATTTCTTTGTCTATTAACATTTTCCATAATTTGTTGTAACTGATTCGCATAATCAACCTCCTTGCTTTACAACCAAAAATCACATGATTCTTCTTGCTGTTTTTCTGTGAGATAGTTTTTCAAGAGTTCGACATCTTTACTGATATCTCGTGGTCTGATTCGGTTAATAACCTTTTCCTCGACTTCAGGTGTCCAGTAGATTTTCAATTTTTCCCTGGCTCTTGTGATAGCGGTGTAGAAGATATTGTGTGTTACAAGTTCCTCAACTTCATCTGTAATAACTATCTTTACAGAGTCATATTCGAGACCTTGTGCTTTGTGTATTGATACAGCATAAGCAATTTGGAATGGTACAACAGTGAAGGAGGTACTTTCATCTCCATCTTCGTCAGCACTCTTTAATTTGTGTACACAAAATCTAACTAACGATTTTCCTTCGCTTTCCCAACATTCAAGCAGTTCGAGGTTAATACGCCGGAGATCACTTTCATCTACTATCTTAGGTATCTCAACATCAAACTGAATGCGTTCTTCATGAGTGTCTGGGTCTAAGATTTCAATTCCCTTTATAATTCCCTTCATATTATTGTGTATGACAGGGAAAAACCTATCCGAATCAAGGAAGAGAATCGGGTCTCCAACTTTATACTGTTGAATGTCCCATTGAACTGCAGGGTTAGGATTACTTTCCTGTAAGAATCGGTTGATGTTGTTGATTCCGTATAAGCCGTCATAATTCAGACAAAGGATAGCCTCTCCTGGTTCAAGAGAAGAGAGTAAGGATTCATCTACTTTTAAGGAGTAGCTTTCTCTTTCGATGACTTCTTTTGCGGTATCATCCATCTGTCTGACCTTATCCCATAGTTCAAGTAATCGTTCATCCTTGGTTCGATGAGGCTGGGTAAGTTCAAATACAGCACTTTCCGGTAAAAATGCTTTTAATACTGAGAACCAATTTCCAAATTGAATGGCGTCAATTTGATAAGTGTCTCCAACCAATAAAAGCATTTCAAAATTTGCCTTTTGAAGAACCTCAACCATATCTTTATTGCTTACGGTACTACACTCATCGATAACCAATAATTTATATTTCATAAAAGCAGAGCCTTGACGTTTGAAACTTTCAATTGTTGAGAAAGTTGTATTTTCTGCATCAATCTTTCGCATCAGGTTCTCTTTTGCTGGATTTGTTTGTGTAAGGTATAGTTTGGAATCATCATTTAAGTAGTGAGAAACATGGTTTATTAACGTAGATTTTCCTACACCTGCTGAACCGTATATCACACCAACCTTTGATTCCGAAAATATACGGGTGATGATGTCTTTCTTTTCATCGCAGTCAATTTCGTAATCATCGAACATCAGCCAAATTTCAACATCGGCACTGTAGTTCTCAATACCTGATTCTGCCAACTCTTGTAATTTTTCAATTACAGTGCAAGTATCGAGTTTGTAATCGTTTATAAATACTTGATTATGTTCAAGCATTAAATCACTTTCAGGTCTGTGCCCTGAATAAAGGCTGTCGTTATACTGTTCGATGAGTCTTGGGTAATCAGGAAAATTACCTAGTTCATCAACATCAGTAAAGAGTTGTCCTCTACCTTCAGTGTTGTTCCTTATAAATCTTGCGAACAATTCCGGGCGTTTGTCTTTACACGGAATACAATCAAAAACAGCACCTAATTTTGGATTATGACCAACAGGAGATCTGTTAAATGGTAAAGAGTCAAACTGCCTGCAACCGTTTGATAAGTACAAATTAGAAAGATAACTGTTTCCGGTATGTATCCATTCTTCATAGTATTTGCTATAGTATCCGTCTGAATATTGGCCTTTAATAATAACATTGTTCATGTTATAGAGAAGGTATCGCAGCACATTCTTTCCATTACGACCATTTCGGATAAGTTCTCTGCAGTAATCTAAAATAGGAATAAATACCATAGATTTAAGGCTATTTTTCCATTCAAGAGTAAGCCTATCATATGCTTTATCCGGGAAGTCCATTAGAGCAGTCAAAGTGTATTTTGTTCTGGTAAGGAACTCACAGATTAAGCGTTGCTCTGGATATGGTACTCTTTTTTTCTCTCCTTTTATCAGTTTAATAAAATTTTGAAATTCACAGTCACGAATGGAGACCTCCCAGCCGTCAATAATGATGATAGGCATTGTTTTTCCTAATATCTCGATAGTCTCATGTACGAGATGAAACTTTGATGCGTAATTGCTTTTGATTGGTAGTTTAGTAAAAGCAATTACCCTATTAGATTTGGACTTGTTTTTTCTATCATCTATTGGTGTAAATGTGATTTCATAATATATGTGTCTGTTAACAAACAGTGGCTTAATTTTCTGAATATAGTATTTGTCATTTTTTTCAGCTTTGAATTCCACTGGATATCGTTCTATTTTTTCAGAAATCTTTTTATAGTATTCCTGTAAGGTATCATCTAAATGAAGAGGAAACTTATCTAAATTATGCAGTACCTCAATACCAAAGTAGTGCCAGATAAGATTCTTTGCTTCTAACAGGTATTGATAATACTTAAGCATTAATCGTTCGGAGCCGTCTTCATCCAATGTATATTGTGTGGTGACTACTTCCAGGTAATTATGGAATTTATATAAAGTGTACAGTTCACTGTTTATCTGTGCAAACTCTGTGGCCTTTGCTATGTTTTCGGCAGTGATAGGTATTTCTCTGCCGTTGGCATAAAACTTGAGCATGACATGATTTACGAACTTTGTCAGCTGCTCTAAAATATCTTGAGAAATAGCACCACGAGAATTGTTTTCTATTTCATCTAAATGCCTACATATGACGTTGTCTATTTTATGGATGGATTCATCAATCGATGGCATCAACATCCTCCTTTCCGATTAATAATATTCTCCATCGTCCCAGTCATCGATAAACGCATCATACGGAAATGTTCCGGCAAACTGGTCGGGATGAAGCTTTACATACAAATTGCGTATTTTTGTTCTGGAACTTCCTAAAAAAGGAGTTGCAGAACCACTAGCTAAGAAGCTATTGCTTACATTGTTTAATTCTCCAAGTAACCCAAAAACATATGATTTTAAAGATGGATCAGCAAATGTATCTGCTTTTGACATCCATTTGGTTTCATACAAGTCTTTTATTTTAGATGGCAGAGTCATGTCGATTAATGACTCTGCATAGTTTTCTCCGATGAGAGTAACCATGATTTCGTCATAATCTGCAGTGAATTCTTCAAGCAGTAAAATGTCCGCCGAAGAGTATGGAGACTCATTTGTAGTTTGCTTACTCGGAATCTCAAGTGCGTTTGTATCTGTATTATCCTCGGGGATTGGATATAAACGCACATAAATATCTTTCATTTCAGTTCGCTTTTTTATAGTCTCTGGTCGAAGGACATCACGTAGCTGATTACCTTCTTCAATGGATTCGTTCCTAAACCAAAGAATATCAGTATCAGGAATCCATCGCAAAAACTTATCTGAAATGTAGTAAGTGTAATCTCCAAGTACCTGCATTGCATCAACTACAAGCTTTCTTAAACAGGCATCTTGAATTTTTCGCACATCATATTTCCATGATTGAAGAAAATCATTAATTTCGTCAGCAAGTGATAACTTTGTTCCTTCTCCTGTAGGGTCATGATCCATACAATATGTGAGAAGGGGGTCAACCTGCCTTTTGAATCGTTCAAGAAAGGCAGAGTCTGTTGGGCTTAGCCTATTCTCGTCAAGCGTGTCGGTCGAAGTAGTAGAGCTGACTAAATTTGAAATAGCGTTACCCCATACATCTGCAATAGCCTGTCCTGAAGCCAAGACTCTCTCGGCAAGAATATCATGTGGTGTTTTATCACTTTCTTTTTTAGCGCTCTTAGGAGTGCTTTTTCTTTTTTGTGCAGCAGCCATTGTAAGAATCTCTTCGAAATAATATGCAATTTTCTCAGCTGCATTATATAGGTCAATTCCCTCGATGTCAGATTCAAACGTGTCGCACAGTCTTTGAGTTGTAGCTTCCGGGAAACCATCCAAATATGCGATAAATTGTTCTGGATCTATGTGAGGCAAAATACGTTGAGAAATTTTCGTTATTTTGGTTTGACCGTTGTAATAGGCCTTAAAAGTGTTTTCACTTATATCTTCAATTTGTAATAACCCTTCTTCGGTGATGATTGATTCAAACAGTGTTCTGGTAAAGACATGAGTGCTGTATGAACCACCGATGATGGGTTTTATTTTTTGTGCAAATTCTGTGAATTCCATAATCCACCTCTTTCTTCATTACACCCAAGACTACCGAAGCCTACCAGTCACTACCAAGTTCTACCGACCCAGTTATCTATAATGGGAAATGTAGAAAGCAAACAGCGAGTGCTTGCTACTTGTAAGGCTGTATTGGGAAATTGTTCTACCCAATATTATATCAGAAAAGAACGCAAAAATCTACACTTTCACAGTTTGTTTATATGCGTTCGCAGAGAAAATTTAGAAAAGCAGTTATTTTACCTCTCTGACCTTTAGTTGAGTTCATTAGGTGAATTCAACTAAGTGCCAGAGGCACTTAAAAATAAATATCACAAGGCCTGATTAGCTATAAGGGCATTGGGATGCAGATATCGGCATCAATCACAGGACAACCTGTGAAAGGTGCGATAGAGGTACCCTTATTTCCTTATGCCCTTTTTCAGGCTATCTGGGTCGGTACTTCTATAAGCACCGGCCTTTATTTGTTCCCATTGCCCTTCTGCGAGAACCAGGCAGAAAGGCAGGAACTTTATGAAAATTAAGATTCGTTATGAGAACGAGTATCAGACCCTTGAGGTCGAAAACGTGGAATTGGAGAGATGGCTTAATATCTCCATTTCAGAAGATGAGAGTCAGGAAGACTACGAAAAGAGAATCCAGGAAGAAATCGAAGTCAGATACAACAGACCCGATTACAACAGCTGGCACAAGCATGACCGTCATACTGGCAACGCATATATGAAGAGCAAAGACGGAACAGTTGAGGTCAACACCGAAGAAGCAATCATGTACAGAGCAGCTGACAAGTCAGCCTTTAACAGTTCCATTGATGGAGTACATAACCAGCTTGAATACGAAGAGTGCTGTGAAACCTTGAGAAGTCTTCTTAAACCTGCAGTGGCAGATATGGTCATTGCCATTGCGCTTGACGGCTACACCGTTGGCGAGTATGCAGCATCAATCGGCGAGAATGCCAATAATGTCAGTCATCGTTACAGACGTGCAATCAACAAATTAAAAAAAGTTTTTTCAAAAACGTCCTTTTAACCCTTCTCCCAAGGCTATCAGGTAGGAGGGTGACACCTCCAATAAATTATTTAAGGAGGTAATTCGTATGGAATTACAAGTATTTAACAGCACAGAGTTTGGCTCTGTAAGAACAGCAACTGTAAATGGTGAGGTTATGTTTGTCGGCAAGGATGTAGCAGACATTCTCGGGTACCAGAACGGTAGTCGAGATATCAACCGCCATGTAGATGAAGAGGACAGACACAAGGTCATGATCTTTGATGGTAACCAAGATAAGGAAACCATCATCATCAATGAGTCTGGACTTTACAGTCTTATCCTTTCAAGCAAGATGCCGAATGCAAAGAAGTTCAAACATTGGGTTACATCAGAAGTTCTTCCGGCTATCCGTAAGCATGGAATGTATGCCATCGATGAGATTCTCAATAATCCTGATCTTGCGATTGCAGCACTCACACAGCTTAAGGAAGAGCGTGAGAGAAGAAAGCAGCTTGAATGTCTGGCACTTGTTCAGCGTCAGCAGATTGCAGAACTCCAGCCAAAGGCAAGCTACTATGACCTTATTTTACAGAACAAGAACACAGTTCCTATTACGCAGATTGCAAAGGACTATGGTATGAGCGGTCGCAAGTTCAATGAACTTCTTCACGAACTTGGGGTTCAGTACAAGTTCAGAAGGACCTGGCTTTTATATCAGCACTATGCAGAGTGCGGATACACACAGTCCCGTACCTACGCAATCGATGAGAGCAGAAGTGTGATGCATACCTACTGGACTCAGAAGGGCAGACTTTTCCTTTATGACCTTTTGAAGAATGAAGGCATCTTACCAGTTATCGAACAGGAGGATTAAGAGATATGGGTGTTGATAAGTTTAATCACGAAGGGTACTTTGACCCGACCACATATGAGGCTCTTACCAACATCCACCGTGAGGAAATGGCAGCTGATAAAAAGGCTGCCTATCTTCCTTTGGTGTATGTGTGCAGTCCATATGCAGGTGATGTTGAAACCAATGTAAAGAATGCGAGGGCGTACAGCAGATTTGCTGTTGATGAAAATGCTATCCCAGTAACACCTCATCTTTTATATCCGCAGTTCATGGATGACGGTAATGAGGCTGAAAGAGAGATGGCTATGCATTTCAATTATGTACTTCTTGGCAAATGCACAGAGGTCTGGGTTTTCGGTGGTGTGATTAGCCGAGGCATGGCTCGTGAGATTAGTGTTGCCAAGAAAAGAAGAATGAAGATCAGATGGTTTACCCAGGATTTGAAGGAGGTCGGAGAATATGATTAATTTTACTGTTTATTCAGCAGACTGTGTCGGCAACAGCGGAAACTGTCTGTATCCCAATAAGAATGTTGTAACGGATAAAGAGTCCTTTATCGCAGCAACCAAGATGGATCATGTCACTGCAAAGTATAAAGGAAACTATCGCAGTAAGGATAACTTTGAATCTTCCGACTGTATTCCACTTGACTGTGACAATGACCATTCAGAGAACCCGGAAGATTGGCTTACTCCTTTTGATATTGCATTATCAATTCCGGGAGTAGTGTTTGCTGCATCTTACAGCAGACATCACAACCTTCCAAAGGGTGACAAATCGGCAAGACCGAGATTTCATGTGTTCTTTCCTATACCAAAGGTAATGGACGGAGAAGAGTATGCAGCCATGAAACGAAAGATTGCTGATGCGTTCCCTTATTACGATACAAACGCATTAGACTCTGCAAGATTCCTTTATGGCAATGACTCTGATGAAGTGGAGTTCTATGAAGGTGATAAAACCATTCTTGATTATCTGGAAGAGGATGACTTTGCTGACTTCGATGCAAGCCTTGAGCAGGTGCCGGAAGGTCAGCGTAACAGCACCATGAGCCACATTGCCGGAAAGATTATTAAGAGATACGGAAATACAGAAGAGGCTTATCAGATTTTCCTTAAGAAGGCAGAACTCTGTAATCCACCACTTCCTGAAAGTGAACTCAAAGTGATATGGAGAAGTGCATCAAAGTTCGGTAACAAGGTATCGAACCAGGAAGGATACATTCCACCTGAACAGTACAACTCTGACTGCAGATTAAAGCCTGAAGACTTTTCGGATGTGGGGCAGGCTACGGTACTTGCAACCGAGTATAAGGATATTCTTCGCTATTCCCCATCGACTGATTACATGGTCTACAACGGCAGTTTCTGGGAAGAGTCAAAACCAAAGTCCCAGGGTGTTTCCCAGGACTTGACAGAAAGACAGCTTGCAGAGGCTGAAACCGAAATGAAGAAGGCTATGGATGAACTTGTAAAGAATGGCGGCATGGAGATTCTTGTATCGGTGGGTTCGAAGAAGGCTGTGCAGATGTTCAACAAGCAGCAGACTCATGCCTATGAGATGTATGAAGATGCTGTGGCTTATAAGAAATATGCCATTAAGCGAAGAGATACAAAGAACATTGCTGCCACATTAAAAGAGGCTCGTCCGATGCTTGAAGTGGAACAGAGAAACCTTGATGCCGATGAGTTCATGTTGAACACACCGACTCTTACCTATGATTTAAGACAGGGCACCAAGTTTCCGATGGAACACAGACCAGAGCATTTCATCACAAAGCAGACAACCGTTGACCCATCAAATGATGGAGCAGATATCTGGGCGGCTGCACTTGACACCTTCTTTTTAAAGGATACCGACCTTATTGATTATGTTCAGAGAATGGTTGGTCTGTCAGCAATCGGTAAGGTGTATGTGGAGGCACTCATTATTGCATATGGAGAAGGTCGCAATGGTAAGTCTACCTTCTGGAATGTTATCGCAAGAGTCCTTGGTACATATTCAGGAAACATCTCTGCAGATATGCTTACCGTTGGATGCAGAAGAAATGTCAAGCCGGAACTTGCCGAGGCAAAGGGCAAGCGAATGCTTATCGCAGCCGAGCTGGAAGAAGGCATGAGATTGAATACTGCCAATGTAAAGCAGCTTTGTTCTACCGATGAAATCTACGCTGAGAAGAAGTATAAAGATCCGTTCTCGTATACTCCGACACACACACTTGTACTTTATACCAACCATTTGCCAAAGGTCGGTGCGATTGATAAGGGTACCTGGAGAAGACTTATCGTTATTCCGTTTGATGCCAAGATTGAAGGAAGTGCTGATATCAAGAACTATGCAGACTATCTGTTTGAAAAGGCAGGCGGAGCAATCCTTACATGGGTTATTGAAGGAGCAAGAAAGGTAATCGCAGACAACTACAAGATCGACCCACCACAGAAGGTGCGTGATGCCATTGAGCATTATAAGGAAAGTAATGACTGGCTTTCATACTTTTTAAGTGAACGCTGCGAACTTGACCCTGCCTACGTGGCAAAGTCGAGCGAGGTATATAACGAGTATCGAATCTTCTGTACCCAGGTGGGTGAGTTTACAAGAAGTACAACTGATTTCTACACAGCCTTGGAAACGGTCGGATTTGAAAGATACCGTGACCGTAAGGGCAGATACATTAAAGGCTTAAGACTCAAAACGGACTTTATGGAAGAAGAGTAATGACAGTAGGTGTGACAGTTAATGACAGCTATTTACTATCCTTTTCTATAGAGTAAAAAAATTAAGTCTATATATAAAGTATAGGAAATGACAGTCTTACCCTGTCACACCATCAAATTCAGCATTGATGGAGGTGGCACGAATGCGTGAAAAAGAAGTAGAGCATAAACTTGTAAAGGCTGTAAAGCTTGCAGGTGGTTTCTGCATCAAATTTACATCTCCCGGATTTGACGGAGTGCCGGACAGACTGGTTCTTCTTCCAAAAGGGAGAATGGCTTTTATAGAACTCAAGGCTCCTGGAAAGAAACCAAGAGCCTTACAGAAAAGAAGAATGAAACAGTTATCAGCTTTAGGGTTTCCCTGCTATGTGGTTGATAACATTGATGTGATTGGGGGTGTCATTGATGAAATACAATCCTCATGATTATCAGACTTATGCAACGAACTTTGTACTGGAACATCCTGTGGCAGCAGTCCTTTTAGAAATGGGACTCGGAAAGAGTGTGATTACCTTAACGGCTATATTTGAACTTCTCTATAACAGATTTGAAGTTGGAAAGGTTCTGGTCATTGCACCCCTTCGAGTAGCAAGAGATACATGGCCTGCTGAAATAGAAAAGTGGGATCACTTAAAGGGACTGACCTATTCGGTGGTTATAGGTACAGAGTCGGAGCGCAAAGAGGCATTAAGAAAAAGTGCTGGTATCTATCTGATTAACAGAGAAAATGTGGACTGGCTTATCAACAAGAGTGGCTTTCCATTCGATTTCGATATGGTTGTCATTGATGAATTATCGTCATTCAAGTCTGCATCGGCTAAACGATTTAAGAGCCTTCTTAAAGTAAGACCAAAGGTAAAAAGAATCGTGGGTCTTACAGGAACTCCAAGCAGTAATGGACTTATGGATTTATGGGCAGAGTTCAGAATCCTTGACATGGGAGAAAGGCTCGGAAGATACATCACACATTATCGTATGAATTTCTTTGTGCCGGATAAACGAAATCAGCAGATGATATTTTCCTACAAACCAAGACCCGGTGCGGAAGATGCCATCTACAGACTGATATCGGATATAACGATTTCTATGAAGTCGGCAGATTTCCTTAAAATGCCTGAATGTATTATGAACGAAGTGGAAGTAAAGCTTTCAGAAAAGGAATGGTCTGTATATGACGAATTAAGGCAGGAAATGGTTGTGTCTTTGGAAGATGAAGAGATTGATGCTGCAAATGCAGCTGCTCTTTCAGGCAAACTTCTGCAGATGGCCAATGGTGCTATCTATAACGAAGAAAAAGAGGTATTCCATATTCATGACCGTAAGCTTGATGCACTTGAGGACTTAATTGAAGGTGCAAATGGCAAGCCTGTACTTGTAGCTTACTGGTATAACCACGATTTGGAGCGAATCAGAGAAAGATTCAAGGTTCGTGAAATCAAGACTTCAAAGGATATCAAGGATTGGAATAATGGCGAGATACCGATTGCTGTAATCCACCCTGCGAGTGCCGGACATGGCTTGAATTTGCAAAGTGGTGGTTCGACCCTCATTTGGTTCGGTCTTACCTGGTCATTGGAACTCTATCAGCAGACCAATGCAAGGTTATGGAGACAGGGGCAGAAATCCACGGTTGTCATACACCACATTATTACAAAGGATACCATTGATGAAGATGTGATGAAGGCATTAAGGCTCAAAGAGAAAACACAGACAGATCTTATTGATGCGGTTAAGGCGAGAATCGGAGGTGGTGCTTATGACGGCTAAAGATTATCTGAACAGACCGTTCATTCTAAATAACAAGATTAACGATAAGCTTATCAAGCTGGAATGCTATAAGGAATTATCAACAAGTGTTTCTTCCCCAAGTTTTGAAGAGAAGTTTTCGGGAACGAGAAATCTTGAACCTCCCTTTGTAAGATATCTTGGCAAAATCAGTGATCTGGAAGAAGAGATAAAAGCTGACTATGAAAAGCTTGAAGATATGAAGAAGGAAATCGATGCAGAAATCGATAAACTGGAAGACCCGTATGAACAGCTTATCCTTCGCTACAGATACCTGATGTTTATGCCAATGAACCAGATAGCAACGAAGGTGCATTACACATTGAGGTGGACACAGCGAATTCATAACAGAGCAATAGAAAACTTTGAAAGAGTTCACCCCAGTTCACCCTAGTTCACCCCGAGTTCATCTATAAGTCGCATAAGGGATGTGCTATACTTATAATAGCAAAATAGAATGAGTTACAGCCTTGTGGGGAAACCTGCAGGGCTTTTCTTATGCCCATAAGGAGGTGGAGAAGTTGCCGAGACTACCGAAGAAACCGTGTGGTTACCCCGGCTGTCCAAACCTTACTGATGGAAGGTACTGCAAGGAACACGAGAAACAGGCGGCTGCTTCCTACGAGAAGTATGGCAGAGATCCAGCTGTACGCCGTAGGTACGGAAGAGTATGGAAACGTATCCGTGACAAGTATGTATCACAGCATCCTTTCTGTGAACTGTGTTTTGAGAAAGGAATCCTTGTGCCTGCCCAAGAGGTTCATCACAAGCTGCCACTGTCAGAAGGTGGAACACATGAGAGGTCTAACCTCATTGCTTTATGTAAGTCATGTCATGCAAAGATTCATGCAGAGCGTGGTGACTATCAAGGGGGCAAAAAACATCGTGTGTACAGCTATGATAAGTAACCCCAGGGGCGGTTCAAATCTCAAACGCATTAAGGTCCCGGGAAACGGCGTGGGGTCTTGCGTGTGAAAAATGCGAAATCAAAAGGGTAATTAAAGGAGGAGTGCAGACGTGCCTACAAAATCGAATAATATCGGTGGCCGTGGTGGTGCAAGACCAGGTGCTGGTCGCAAGAAAACGGCTGTATCCGAAAAAGCAAAGAACGGAAATCCCGGTGGCAGAAAATTAGAAGTCCTGGATATTCCTGAAGTGGAAGGTGTGGAGATGCCAAAGCCACACGACTTCCTGTCTGCAGAACAGAGAGACGGAAGTGAACTGCAGGCTCACGAAATCTATACGGAAACATGGAACTGGCTAAATAAGATCGGATGCTCATCGAAGGTATCCCCACAGCTGTTGGAGAGATATGCGATGTGTTCTGCAAGATGGATTCAGTGTGAAGAGATGACCAACAAGCTGGGATTTCTTTCAAAGCACCCAACAACACAGAAACCAATCCCATCTCCGTTCATTAACATTGGCATCAACTATATGAACCAGGCAGTAAGGCTCTGGAACGAAATATTTCAGATTGTGAAGGAGAACTGCAGCACAGATTATGATGATGCTGCTCCACAGAATGATTTGATGGAAAGACTCCTAAGAGCAAGGGAAGGAAAATAACATGATTGAAAAAGTAAATCCATGCCATCCTGATAAGGTGGCTGACAGAATAGCAGGTGCCATTGTTGATTTGGCTTATGCAAAAGAAGAAAATCCGAAGGTTGCCGTTGAGGTGCTTATCGGTCATGGGCAGGCTCATGTAATTATTGAAACATCAGCTGAACTTGATAAGTTTGATATCGCTGCAGCCATTCATAGAATTGCCGGAGATGTCAGAGCAGACATTGTGATAGTTCCCCAAGATACACACCTTGCAAGAAACCAGGAAGATGCAATCCGTTGTGGTGACAATGGTATCTTCAGGGGAATGCCACTTACTGAAGAGCAGAAGGCATTATCCCAGATAGCAAGAGACATCTATAAGGTGTATCCGTTTGATGGAAAGTACATTCTTGATCAGGCAAGACTCATCATCTGCCAGAGCAATGCGAAAAAAGTACACTTAAAGGAAATCTATCCTGCAGCAGAAATCAATCCCCTGGGTGACTGGACTGGTGGCACTGATGTAGATACCGGGGCAACCAATCGTAAGCTTGGTTCTGATATGGCAGACTCCGTAACTGGTGGTGGTCTTCATGGAAAGGACTTATCAAAGGCAGATGTTTCTGTAAATATCCACGCATTCCTTAAGGCACAGAGAACTGGCAAGCCAGTAGAACTTGTATGTGCCATTGGTGATGATGCTGTTGATGGTATTCCATATAAGGAAATCGTGGAAGAGGCAAGAGAGTTTATTCGTTCCATCGGTGGCTTTGAGAAGTTTGCCGAGTGGGGACTTTATTAAGGAGGCACTATGGGAAAGACAACTACAGAAATGCAGCTTATAGCTGTATCAAAACTTATTCCTTATGTGAATAATGCAAGAACCCATTCTGCCGAGCAGATTATGAAACTTCGTTCTTCTCTTCGTGAGTTCGGTTTCATCAATCCTGTTATCATTGACCGAGAGTTTAATGTTATAGCAGGTCACGGAAGAATCCTTGCCGCAAAGGAAGAAGGAATACTTGAAGTGCCTTGTGTATTTGTGGACTACCTTACAGAGGCACAGAAGAAAGCATATATCCTGGCAGACAACCGAATGGCAATGGATGCAGGATGGGACGAAGAGTTACTTCGTATTGAGATTGAGGCTCTCCAGGGTGAGGACTTTGATATTGGACTTACGGGATTTGACGAAAGCGAGATTGCAGATTTCTTTGGTTCGGATGATACTTCCGGGATAAAGGATGATGACTACGATTTGTCAGCTGCACTTGAGAAAGCAGCCTTTGTAAAGCGTGGTGATATCTGGACAGTCGGAAGACATAGACTGATGTGTGGTGATGCAACTTCTTCAGAAGATGTAGCTGCACTTATGGATGGTAAAAAAGCCAACCTTATCGTAACGGACCCGCCGTACAATGTGGCATTTGAAAGTTCCGATGGTTTATCCATCAAAAATGATAAGATGGCAAATGATAAATTCTATGAATTCCTGCTTTCAGCATTTAAGAACATGGCCGAGCATCTTGAAAAGGGTGGCTCGGCTTATGTATTTCATGCAGATACAGAAGGTCTTAATTTCAGAAAGGCTTTCATAGATGCAGGTTTTCACTTATCCGGCTGTTGCATCTGGGTAAAGAACTCCCTTGTGCTTGGCCGTTCGGATTATCAGTGGCAGCATGAACCAGTCCTTTATGGCTTTTTACAGAATGGAAAGCACTACTGGAGCAAGAATGCAGGCAGAAGTCAGACTACCATCTGGAACTTCGATAAGCCGAAGAAAAATAAGAACCATCCTACCTCAAAGCCACTTGACCTGCTTGCCTATCCAATCGGAAATTCAAGTCAGGAAAATGCAATCGTCATTGATACCTTCGGTGGCAGTGGTTCAACACTCATGACCTGTGAGCAGACAAACCGTGTATGTCACACGATGGAACTTGATGAGAAATACGCATCTGTCATCCTTCGCAGATATGTTGAGGATACCGGTGATTCAGAAGGTGTATTTGTAATCAGAGATGGTGAGAAGATCCCATACTCTGCACTGGTAAAAGAAGTGGAGGGTACGGATGGAGAAACAGAATAATTTGACCCTTGGCAGCCTTTTTGATGGTTCTGCCGGGTTTCCTTTAGGAGGCTTGCTTTCTGGTGTTACCCCTTTGTGGGCATCGGAAATCGAGCCTTTTCCTATTCGTGTAACAACGAAAAGACTACCGCAGATGAAACACTATGGTGACATTTCCAAGATGAATGGTGGCGAGATTCCTCCCGTTGACATCATCACATTTGGAAGTCCATGCCAGGATATGTCCGTTGCCGGAAAGAGGGACGGACTTGGTGGTTCTCGTTCCAGTCTGTTTTATGAGGCGGTAAGAATCATAAAAGAAATGAGGTGTAAGACAGATGGCAGATATCCAAGATTTATCGTCTGGGAAAATGTCCCCGGAGCCTTCTCAAGCAACAAGGGAGAAGACTTCCGAGCCGTCCTCGAAGAGGTCTGCAAAATCAAAGATGAATGTGTGTCAGTGCCTAAACCTTCAAAATGGCAGAGTGCAGGAAAAATCCTGGGAGACGGTTACTCAGTCGCATGGAGACAGCTTGATGCTCAATTTTGGGGAGTACCCCAGAGAAGAAAACGTATCTACCTTGTCGCAGATTTTGCAGGCTGGAGTGCCGGAAAAATACTATTTGAGTCAGAAGGCTTGTCTGGGTATTCTCCGCAGGGCTTCCGTTCGTGGCAAGAAACTGCCAACGGTTCTGCAGAGAGCATTGGAGAAACAGGCAGCAACAGCTTAATGTTTGAAAACCACGGACAGGACTCAAGATATACGGGTCCTCTTGAAGTGGCACAGACCGTCCTTTCCACATTTGGAACGGGTGGCAATAATCAGCCTTTTGTGGTGCAGACACCGAAGACTCTAAAAATAAGAAGTGGCTGCGAAGGTGGTGGCAAGGGTGCCTTGATTCAGGAAGACAAGTCAGCGACTCTTGGATGCAACAATGATCAGACTTTATTCGTGCCAAAGGTCTATGGCATCTGTGCCAAGGACAGTAATGCGATGAAGTCATCAAATCCTAACAGTGGATTCTATGAGGCAACTACCAGCAGATGCCTTGATGGGAATGGTGGCAATCCATCATGCAATCAAGGCGGTATGGCTGTTATCGAAGGCAATGGAACAAGACCTTCTCATAAGGGTGATGGCTATAAGGAATCCGATGTGATGTACACGCTCAATGCGACAGAACAGCATGGAGTTGCCTATGGCATTGGAAGACCTGCGATGAACCAGGGTTACAACGCACAGTTCTCTTTCCAGGTGGAAGAAGAAGTCGAACCTACACTTGTTGCAGCAGGAGCAAGTGGTGTGGCTCATCCTGTGTTCAGTTCTTCAAAGGCATCGTTCTTCACATCTGCCGAAGAGGAACTTGCAAACACACTTGTGGCAACCGACTACAAGGACCCGCCAATCGTAAATGACAGTCCAAGCTATGGGTTCTACCCACAGATGAAAGCAGAATGCATTACCTTTACGGAAGAAAAGAGTGGCTGCCTTGTGAATGGTACAAATCTGGGATTTCAGAATGGAGTCCTTGAAGCTGACTATATCGTAAGAAGGCTTACACCGACCGAATGTGCAAGACTGCAGGGATTTCCCGACTGGTGGTGTGATGACCTTGGTATTTCTGAACCTACTGATGAGGATATTGCAGAGTGGAGAGAAATCTTCTATACCCATGCAAAGGCTCTCGGTAAGGAAACAAAGCCGAAGACCGATGCACAGATAAGGAAATGGCTAATCAATCCCCATTCCGATTCAGCTGAATATAAGATGTGGGGCAACGGAGTGGCACTTCCTAACGTGGTATTCGTGCTTTCGGGCATTGTGTACTACTCACAGTTTCCGACCAAATAACATCTGCTTATTCTACACACAAACAACTTGATATATGTGCCTTTTAGAGTGATATATGGTACTACCAAAAACGAAGGAGGTACATAACATGGTACTGCATTTTAATGTAAAGGGCGAAAGCCGAAAAACAATGGTAAAGGCAATCGAAAAGGAACTCGGTGTTAAAGCCAAATACCTTGGAGTTCCAAGCTGCTCATACGAGGTAGGAATCTACACGGTAGGCAGAAACGGAGAACTTGAATTTGCAGATGGAGAAAGTATGGAAGAAATATCAAAGATCGTTGATGCCTGCGTAATGGCCACAGGCACTTCCCCGGAAGAATGGGATAACAATCAAATGGGGGCAAAAGAAGCCGACTGTGAGCCGAATAAAGGGGCAACAGAGGGCGAAACCGTAGGACTTACGGTATCAATCCCAATTGAGAAAGTTAAGGTGGGAAACCTTACGGCACTTATTGATTCCAAAGCCGGACTCATCAAGAAGGCACTTGGCATCAAGGAACTCGGCATCGAGTTTGAAGAAGATAAGGTTTCCTTCCCTTGGTTTACAAAAGACCTGGATGCAGACAGCATTCAGACCTACACACGATTCATTGCAGCACTTTGCGAGATGAGTGTGAATCAAAAAAGAATCCAGGCGAAGGAGAAGGAAGTCGACAACGAGAAATACGCATTCAGATGTTTCCTTTTAAGACTCGGATTCATCGGAGCAGAATACAAGGCAGACAGAAAACTTCTTCTTAAGAACCTTGAAGGCTCGGCAGCATTCAAGAACGGTGCGAATGGAGGCGAAGAATAATGTTCTTTCCAAGCAGAGATATCGTTGAGAGAGTGAAAAAGGAATATCCGGCTGGAACAAGAGTTGAACTTGTAAGAATGGATGATTTCCAGGCACCACCGATTGGAACGAAGGGTACGGTCAGAGGTGTTGATGATACTGCAAGCATTATGGTTGCATGGGATAACGGCAGCAGTCTGAATGTGGTCTACGGTGAGGATAAATGCCGTAAGATCACTGAAGAATAAGGGTCAGAAATACACAGTTTTTCTGCCAAAAGATTGTGTAGTATATGGTGCTAATTAACTTGATATAGTGTGCTTTTAGAGTGATATATAGTACTACCAAAAGGGAAAACACACCAAACGGAGGTACATAGAATGAACGAAAAAATCACACATCAGATTGAAGAAATGAAAAAGCAGACCATCGGAGTTGAGGTCGAGATGAACAGCATCACAAGAGAGCGAGCAGCAAAGCTTGCAGCCGAATACTTCGGAACAGGACGCTACGAAAATACAGCATCAAGGAACGGCTACATGACCTGGTCAGCATGGGACGGACAAGGCAGAGAATGGAAATTCCAGAAGGACGTCAGCATTGCCGGAGACGATGCACACAAATGCGAAATGGTAACCCCAATCCTTAAATACGAGGACATGGAAACCTTGCAGGAACTGATCAGAAAGCTTCGCAAGGCAGGAGCCAAGAGTGATGCAACAAGAGGATGCGGAGTTCACATCCACATCGGAGCAAACGGCCACACACCACAGACCATGAGAAACCTTGCAAACATCATGGCAAGCCACGAAAGTCTGATAGCCGAGGCACTTGACCTTGACCGAGGCAGAATGAACAGATACTGCAGAACGGTTGACCCAAGATTTTTAGAGCAGCTCAACAAGAAGAAACCAAAGACCATGAGCAAGCTTGCAGACATCTGGTACGGCACACAGGGTTGCAACTACGGAAGAAGCCAGCACTACAACGACAGCCGATACCATATGCTAAACTACCACGCAACCTTCACAAAGGGAACCATCGAGTTCAGACTTTTCCAGTTTGATGCACCTGCCGATGGAAAGCAGAACGGACTTCATGCCGGACAGCTTAAAAGCTACATTCAGCTTTGCCTGGCACTCAGCCAGATGGCAAAGATCGTCCGAACAGCAAGTCCAAAGCCACAGCAGAACGAAAATCCAAAATACGCAATGAGAACATGGCTCTTAAGACTTGGGTTTATCGGAGACGAATTCAAGACAGCAAGAGACCTTCTTACAAGAAGACTTGCAGGAGATACAGCATTCAGAACTGCAAGGAGATAGCCTTGTAACACCTTAATAAAAAGAGTCGACCACTTCGGTGGTCTTAAGGTGGTAGAAGGGTGTCCCCTTCAGAAAGGATGGAAACCATATGAGTAAACGATACTACATTGCCTATGGCAGCAACCTGAACATCCCACAGATGAGAATGCGATGTCCGGGAGCAAGGATTATTGGAACATCGGTCATTGAAGACTATCAGCTTTTATTCAAAGGGAGCAAGACAGGTTCTTACCTTACCATTGAACCGATGGAAGGTGCTGAAGTTCCCGTAGTAATATGGGAAGTTACCGAAACCGATGAGAAAGCACTTGACCGTTACGAAGGATATCCAAACTTCTATTACAAAAAGGAAATGACCCTGGATATCAAAGGCATCAGAACGGGAAAGGTGCGAAGGAGAGATGCTTTTGTCTACATCATGCATGAAGAAAGAGAACTTGGAATCCCAAGCTGGTACTATGTGAACACCTGCCTTGACGGATACCGAGCCTTTGGATTTGATGAGAAGTACCTGTTCGATGCAATCAGAATAAGCAGGAGGTATACACATGAAGATTGAAGTCAGAAGAATTGCAATCTGCCCTAAATGTGGCAAGGAATATCACGGAAGTCCGGCTCTTTCAAGAGTGGACAATGAAACCTATATCTGCCCCGACTGTGGAACAAGAGAGGCTCTTGAAAGCATCGGTGTGGACAAGGATGAGCAGGAAGAAATCCTGAATACCATTCATAGCTACATGGGACAGTAAATAACTGAAAAAGGAATACTTTTCGGGACTCCACCAGGGGTCCTTTTTTCGTGGAGGTGATGGCGAATGAGAAAACTGAAAAAGTATAAACCCACGAAGCTTATGGCGAAGTCTTCTCATTACGATGAGCAGATGGCAGATTATGCCGTCAGCTTTATTGAGGAACTATGCCATACCAAAGGAACGTGGGCAGGAAAGAAATTTGAACTGATAGATTGGCAGGAACAGATTATTAGGGATCTGTTCGGTGTGTTGAAACCAAACGGATACAGACAGTTCAACACAGCCTATATCGAGATACCCAAGAAACAGGGAAAATCGGAACTTGCAGCTGCCGTTGCACTTCTTCTTTTATGTGGTGATGGAGAAGAAAGAGCAGAAGTGTACGGATGTGCAGCAGACAGAAACCAGGCAAAAATCGTATTTGATGTTGCCGTTGATATGATAAGGTTCTGCCCGGCTCTTATGAAAAGAGTGAAGATACTGGAATCGCAGAAGAAGATCATCTATAAGCCTACCAACAGTTCCTACCAGGTTCTGTCGGCAGATGTTGCAAACAAGCACGGCTTTAATACACACGGAGTAATCTTTGATGAGCTGCACACCCAGCCAAATCGAAAACTCTATGATGTAATGACCCAGGGTTCGGGTGATGCCCGTATGCAGCCACTATATTTTCTTATTACAACAGCCGGGAATGATACGAACTCCATCTGCTATGAGATACACCAGAAGGCATTAGATATTGAGGCAGGCAGAAAAGTTGACCCTACCTTTTATTCCGTTATATACGGTGCAGATGAATCGGAAGACTGGACAGACCCTAAAGTATGGAAGAAAGCAAATCCATCACTTGGCATCACAGTTGCCATAGAAAAAGTAAAAGCTGCCTGTGACTCTGCAAAACAGAATCCCGGAGAAGAAAACTCCTTCAGACAGCTAAGACTTAATCAGTGGGTAAAACAGTCGGTACGATGGATGCCGATGGAAAAGTGGGATGCCTGCAACTTTGCCGTTAATGAAGATGACCTGGAAGGTCGTGTATGTTACGGCGGACTGGACTTATCCAGTACAACCGATATCACGGCATTCGTGCTTGTGTTTCCGCCACTTGATGAGGATGACAAATATATCGTTCTTCCTTATTTCTGGGTGCCGGAAGACACCCTAGACCTTCGAGTGCGAAGAGACCATGTTCCCTATGATCTGTGGGAGCAAAAAGGCTATCTGCAGGCAACCGAAGGAAATGTTGTTCACTATGGTTACATCGAGAATTTCATAGAAAGTCTTGGTGAGAGATTCAACATCAGAGAGATTGCCTTTGACCGTTGGGGAGCAGTACAGATGGTTCAGAACCTGGAAGGCATGGGATTTACCGTTGTGCCTTTCGGACAGGGGTTCAAGGATATGAGTCCACCGACCAAGGAACTGATGAAGCTTGTGCTTGAACAGAAGATAGCACATGGCGGTCATCCAGTTTTAAGGTGGAACATGGATAACATCTTTATCCGTACTGACCCAGCAGGAAACATCAAGGCAGATAAGGAAAAATCAACTGAAAAGATTGACGGTGCCATTGCAACAATCATGGCACTTGATAGAGCAATCAGATGTGGTAATGAAGTGACTGAATCAGTCTACGATACACGAGGCTTATTGGTATTTTAGTTTGGAAGGGTAAGGTGATTGGAATGGGAATTCTTAAAGGCTTATTCAGGACAAGAGATGCTCCCACAAACCGAACAAGTGGTAGTGCCTATAGCTTTTTTATGGGAAATAGCACAAGTGCTAAAAGAGTGAATGAACGCTCTGCCATGCAGATGACTGCTGTTTATAGCTGCGTGCGTATCCTGTCCGAAGCAGTAGCAAGCCTGCCATTGCACTTTTATAAATATGGAGAAAACGGCAGCAAGGTAAAAGCAGTAGACCATCCGTTATATATGCTGTTGCATGATGAACCTAACCCGGAGATGACAAGCTTTGTTTTTAGGGAAACACTTATGACCCATCTGCTATTGTGGGGCAATGCCTATGCACAGATTATTAGGAACGGTAAGGGTGAGATTATTGCTCTTTATCCTCTTATGCCGGACAGAATGAAAGTTGACCGAGATGAACACGGACGTCTGTATTACGAATATCAAGTAAGTTCAGACGATGCTCCTACCAATAAGGGAGCAACAGTCAAACTTACACCTGACGAAGTAATGCATATTCCGGGACTTGGCTTTGACGGTCTTGTAGGTTACTCGCCAATTGCAATGGCCAAGAATGCTATCGGTCTTGCAATCGCAGCTGAAGAGTACGGCAGTAAGTTCTATGCCAATGGTGCTGCTCCAAGTGGAGTGCTTGAGCATCCGGGAACACTGAAAGACCCATCAAAGGTAAGGGACAGCTGGTCACAGACTTTTGGCGGCAGTGCAAATTCGCATAAAGTGGCTGTTCTGGAAGAAGGAATGAAGTACACACCGATTTCCATTTCTCCGAACGAAGCACAGTTTTTAGAAACAAGAAAATTTCAGATAGATGAGATTGCTCGAATTTTCAGAGTGCCTCCACACATGGTAGGTGACCTTGAGAAGTCGAGCTTTTCTAATATTGAGCAGCAGTCACTTGAATTTGTGAAATACACTCTTGACCCCTGGGTTTCAAGGTGGGAGCAGAATATGGCTCGTTCTCTGTTGACAGCAGAGGAAAAACAGAATTATTTTATCAAGTTTAATGTAGACGGGCTTCTTCGTGGTGACTATCAAAGCCGTATGAACGGTTATGCCACTGCAAGACAGAACGGCTGGATGTCTGCCAATGACATAAGGGAACTTGAGAATCTCGACAGGATTCCTGCAGAACTCGGTGGTGACCTTTACCTTATCAACGGCAACATGACCAAGCTTGAAGATGCAGGTATCTTTGCTGCAAGCCCGGATACATCGGACGGAGAGGAGAAGACAGATGAAGAACAAGAAGTTCTGGAACTGGAAGAGCCGAAAGACTCTGAACCAGGCAAACGAAGAAGTCGCAGAACGAGTCCTTGAGTTACACGGCACCATTGCCGAAGAGAGCTGGTTTGATGATGATGTCACACCACAGCTTTTCAAGGATGAGTTAAATGCCGGAAGTGGAGATATTACCGTATGGATTAATTCTCCGGGTGGTGACTGTGTGGCTGCGGCTCAGATTTACAATATGCTCACACAGTACGAAGGAAATGTCACAGTAAAGATTGATGGTATTGCAGCATCAGCAGCATCGGTCATTGCAATGGCAGGAAATACGGTGCTTATGTCCCCTGTTTCCATGATGATGATTCATAACCCTGCAACCGTAGCATTCGGTGACCATGCAGAAATGCAGAAGGCAATCGATATGCTTACAGAGGTTAAGGAGTCCATCATCAATGCTTATGTGATTAAGACTGGTCTTTCCAGATCAAAGCTTAGTCACTTGATGGATTCCGAAACCTGGATGGATGCAAACAAGGCCGTTGAACTTGGCTTTGCTGATGACATCATTACAAGAGCAGAAACAAAACCGAATACAGATGATCCCGAAGAAGAGGATGAAGATGATGAAAGCACCGAAGAGAAGAAAAAGAAACCTTCCGATTCGATGCTTTTTTCACGCAAGGCAGTAAACAACGCTCTTATGAACAAGCTGGAAAAACACTATGTCCAGCCTAAAGAAACCGTAACAAAGCAGGCAGAGATTTCTGCACCTGCAAACAAAGGCACTCCTGCAAAAGAGATTAAGGAGCGTCTGAATTTTATCAAGAAATTCATTTAAGGAGGAATTCTATTATGACTATTAAGGATTTAATCGAAAAGAGAGCAAAGGTGTGGGAAACTGCAAAGAACTTTGTGGAGACTCACGAAGACAAGAATGGTGTGCTTTCCGATGAGGATACAGCAACCTACAACAAGATGGAGAAGGAAATCGAGGATTTGACTGCTGCCATCGACCGTCAGCAGAGAGCAGAACGCAGAGAAGCGGAACTTGCAAAGCCTGTTAATTCTCCGATTACTGGTAAGCCTTTTATGGGTGATGCCAAAGAAGTAAAGAAGGGTCGTGCTTCCGATGCCTATAAGGATGCGATGCTTTCTGCAATGCGTTCTAATTTCCGTAATGTAAGCAATGTGTTACAGGAAGGTGTAGATGCCGATGGTGGTTACCTTGTGCCGGAAGAGTATGACCGCAGACTTATCGATGTGCTTGATGGTGAGAACATCATGCGTAGTCTTGCTACAAAGATTACTACTGCAGGTCAGCACAAGATTAACATCGCAGCTACCAAGCCTGCAGCTGCATGGATTGAGGAAGGCGGAGCATTATCTTTCGGTGATGCAACGTTTGACCAGATCTATCTTGATGCCTACAAGCTTCACGTAGCAATCAAGGTTACTGAAGAGTTGCTTTATGACAATGCCTTCGGTCTAGAAAACTACATCATCACACAGTTCGGTAAGGCTTTAGCAAATGCCGAAGAGGATGCATTCCTTAACGGCAATGGTACTGGAAAGCCTACTGGTATCTTCGCAGCTACTGGCGGTGGCCAGGTTGCAGCAACTCTTACTGCAGCTATCAAGTCTGATGACCTTATCGATTTGGTATATGGTCTTAAGAGACCTTATCGTAAGAACGCATCTTTCATTATGAATGATGCAACACTTGCTTCTATCAGAAAGCTTAAGGACAACAACGGTGCATATATCTGGCAGCCTTCTTACAAGGAAGGAGAACCTGACAGAGTGCTTGGTTATGCTGTTCACACTTCTGCTTTTGCACCTACAAATGCGATTGCATTCGGTGATTACAGCTACTACAACATCGGTGACCGTGGCTCTCGTTCTTTTGCAGAACTTCGTGAACTTTTCGCTGGTAACGGCATGGTTGGTTATGTAGCCAAGGAAAGAGTCGATGGTAAGCTTATCCTTCCTGAAGCAGTACAGATCTTAAAGCTTAAGGAAGAAACTGCAACTACTAAGGGCTAAGAATAAATAAGTGTGACACCCTATGACGGCTATTTACTATCCTTTTCTATAGGGATAAAAAATTAAAGCCTATATATAGATATAGGGAATGCCAGTCATAAGGTGTCACTGATTATTAGGTGGTGATAGATATGATTGTAAATCTTAATGAGATGAAGGGTTACCTTCGAGTGGACTTTGATGACGATGATGCACTTATCGAAAGTTTCATCACAACCGGGCAGAACCTCTGTGCAGATATAGCCAGGTTATCTGTGGATGAACTGAGTGCGATTCCATCATCCAAGATTGCTGTCATGTACGCAGTTACCTATCTGTATGAACACAGAGAAGATGCAGACCATCATCAGCTGACCATTTCCCTTCGCTCCCTGCTTGAAGGTGTAAGAAGGAGTGTGTTCTGATGGATATTGCACTTTTGAATGTAAAGATTACGGTACAGAAGAATGAAACTGTTGTAGATGCCATCGGCAATCATAAGAATAACTGGACTGACTATCACACCTGCTTTGCAACCGTAAGTGGCGAAGGTGGTTCTGAAAAAAGTGTGGCAGGTCTTATCGTAGATGATTCCGATATTTCATTTACGGTCAGATACTGCAGGGCACTCGCTGACCTGGATATTACAAAGCACAGAGTTCTTTTTGAAGGCTCTTTATATAATATCGTGTCTGTTGACCACATGAACTACAAGAAGAAATGCCTGAAACTGAAATGTGAGAAAGTGAGGAGATAGTGATGGCAAATGTAAAGATTGATAACCTTGCAGATGAAATCATGAACGGCCTCAAGGAGTATGCTGATCTGGCCACAGATGATTTGAAGAAATCTGTAAGGAAGGCAGGAAATACAGTAAGGAAAGATATCGCTGCATCTGCTCCAAAGGATACGGGTGCCTATGCGAAGAGCTGGTCAGTCAAGAAAACGAAGGAAACTTCAAATTCACTTGAACTGACGGTGCATTCCAAGAACCGATATCAGCTTGCCCATCTTCTTGAACACGGTCACGCAAAACGTGGTGGCGGAAGAGTGGCTGCAAAACCTCACATTGCCCAGGCAGAAGAGAATGCGATTGAAACATTGGAAACAGAAATCGCAAGAGCACTTGGAGGTATGTGATGGAAGAACTGTTACAAATCATTAAGGAGATGGACATTCCGTTTGCATATGACCATTTTGCAGAGGGAGAAAGTCCAGATCCACCTTTTATCTGTTATCTCATACCCGGCAGTAATAACTTTGCTGCAGATGGCATGGTGTATTTCAAGATAAACGAGATTCATATTGAGCTGTATACCGACTGCAAAGACCCTGCACTGGAAAACAGCATCGAAACCGTGATGGATAGTCACGGCATTTTTTATAACAAATCAGAAACTTGGATTGAGAGCGAAAAGCTCTATGAAGTCCTGTACACATTTGAAATGGAGGTAATTAACAATGGCTGATAAGAATAACAAGGTCAAATACAACCTTAAAAATGCTCATTATGCTTTGCTTTCCATTGCAGAAGATGGAACCGTATCCTATGGCACTCCTATTGCTATGCCCGGTTCCGTATCTATCTCATTGGACGCAAATGGTGAGCCTGAAAACTTCTATGCCGATGGCGTAGCATATTACGTCATCAACAACAATATGGGTTATGACGGCGACTTAGAGCTTGCTCTTATTCCTGAGTCCTTCCGCACAGACGTACTCAAAGAGGAACTCGATGCCAATGGCGTCCTTATTGAAAACTCAGAAGTTGAACTTGCTTCTTTTGCTTTGCTTTTTGAGTTTGATGGCGACCAGAAACACATCCGTCATGTCATGTACAACTGTTCCGCTTCCCGTCCGGGGATTGAAGGCAATACCAACGAGGACAGCAAGGAAGTACAGACTGAGACCCTTTCCATCAAAGCTACACCTCTTGCCAATGGCATGGTAAAAGCCAAGACCGGAAACACAACGGATTCAACTGTTTATGCAGATTGGTATAAGGCTGTTTATATGCCTGCTGCCGCAACTGCTGAAGGAGGTATCGGCTAATGAGTATGACACAGAAAATCGAGATCGACGGTAAAGAGGTTCCTTTCAGAGCATCCGCCGCCATTCCTCGTATCTATCGTATGAAATTTCACAGGGATATTTACAAAGACCTGCACGAGCTTGAAAAGAGTATCGGTGATGGCAATCCTGAAAATTCATCTCTTGATATGTTTTCGTTAGAAATGTTTGAAAACATCGCCTATATCATGGCCAAGCACGCAGATGCTTCTATACCTGATAATCCGGAAGACTGGCTGGATGAGTTTAATACATTCTCCATCTATCAGGTTCTTCCTCAGCTCATTCAGCTCTGGGGACTTAACACTCAGACTGATATTGAGTCTAAAAAAAACTTCGCGCAACTGACCGCAAAATGACAACACCCCTCTTCCTGCTTCGCTGCGTGCAGCTCGGATTATCCATCCGAGACCTTGACCTGCTAACTATCGGCATGGTCAATGACATGTTCGCAGAAAGCAGGAATGATGATTACAAATATGCCACTCTTGCTACGCAGGAAGATTTCGACAAATTCTAATGGAAGGAGGTACCCCACATGGCTGCAAGTAGAATCAAAGGAATTACGGTAGAAATCGGTGGTGATACTACCAAACTACAGGCTGCCTTAAAGGGCGTCAACTCTTCCATCAAAGATACTCAATCACAGCTAAAGGATGTTGAAAAGCTGCTAAAACTCGACCCCGGCAACACAGAGCTATTAGCGCAGAAACAAAAACTACTCGCTGATGCAGTAAAGGAAACCAAGGAAAAGCTGGAAACCTTAAAAACTGCTGCCGAACAAGCAAATACTGCCCTTGCCAATGGTGATATATCACAGGAACAATATGACGCTCTGCAACGTGAAATTATTGAAACAGAAAACGACCTGAAAAGGCTGGAAGAACAAGCAAATCAATCAGCTACTGCGTTACAGAAAATATCTGCTACTGGTGAAAAGCTAAAAACTGTCGGAGACAACATTTCCTCTGCTGGTGAAAAAATGCTTCCGGTCACTGCTGCTGTTACCGGTCTTGGAACTGCCGCTGTTACAACTGCTGCAAACTTTGAAAGTTCCATGAGTCAAGTGCAAGCCACAATGGGTATCACAGCTGACTCCATGTCTACAGTTAATGGCCAGTCTGTCAATACAATGGACACCCTTTCAGAGCTTGCAAAGAAGATGGGCTCTGAAACAGCCTTCTCTGCATCTGAATGTGCACAAGCATTAAACTACCTTGCTTTGGCCGGTTATGATACTCAGGAAATGTGCGACACTCTTCCTACAGTTCTTAACCTTGCTGCAGCTGGTGGTATCGACCTTGCATCTGCATCGGATATGGTTACCGACGCCATGTCTGCTCTTGGCATGGAAACCTCTGAAGCCGACACAATGGTTGACCAGATGGCAAAGACCGCTTCCAGCACCAACACCTCAGTTGCACAACTCGGTGAAGGTATTCTTACTATTGGTGCTACAGCCAAATCTATCAAAGGCGGCACAGCGGAATTGAATACCGCACTTGGTATATTAGCCAATAACGGTATCAAGGGTGCTGAAGGTGGTACGCATTTAAGAAACATCATTCTTTCTTTGCAAAACCCGACTGATAAAGCCGCTGCTCAGATGCAGGCACTCGGTGTTTCCGTATACGATTCAGAAGGAAATATGCGTTCAATGAACAATATCTTGGGCGACCTAAATACCAGTATGGAAGGCATGACCTCTGAAGAAAAAGCAAATATCATCAGCACGATTTTTAATAAGACTGACCTTTCATCCGTAAATGCTCTTCTTGCCAATACCGGTGAAACATGGGATAGCTTACAAAGTTCCATCACCAACAGTGCCGGAGCTGCACAGCAGATGGCTGACACTCAGCTTGATAATCTTCAAGGTCAGCTTACTATTTTAAAATCTGCATTAGAGGGACTTGCCATCTCCTTTGGAGAGCTTCTGATGCCAGCAATAAAAAGCATTGTCGGCGCCATTCAAGGTTTCGTAGACTGGTTGAACAGCATGGATGAAGGAACCAAAAAGGTCATTGTAACGATTGCTCTTGTAGTTGCAGCCATTGGTCCGGTGCTAATTATCGTTGGTAAAGTAATATCTGCTGTTGGCACTATTATGACAATCATTCCAAAGCTCGGTGGCGCATTAAAAGCGGTTCAGGGTGCTATGGCTGCATTCAATGCAGTATGCGCCGCAAACCCTTATGTGCTTATCATCGCTGCCATTGTTGCCTTGATAGCAATCTTCGTTGTTCTCTGGAATAAATGTGATGGCTTCAGACAATTCTGGATAAATCTCTGGGAAGGAATAAAGTCTGTTGTATCTACTGTCGTGGAAGCAATAAAGAACTTTTTTACAGGTGTCATCGACTTTGTAAAAAACAACTGGCAAGGCTTACTCCTTCTTTTAGTAAATCCGTTTGCCGGTGCCTTTAAGCTGCTCTATGACAACTGCGAAGGATTCAGAAACTTCATAGATGGTTTCCTTGAAAATGTGAAGAATATCATTTCCACTGCAATGGAAGCTATCAAAACGGTTATTACAACTATCTGGAACACGATAAAAACCGCCATTGATACAGTGTTAGCCGCTATTCAGACAGCCTTCACTACTGCTTGGAATGCAATAAAAACAGCAATCACGACTGTGGTCAATGCAATAAAAACCGTCATCACTACAGTTTGGATGGCCATTCAGACGACAATAACCACAATCGTTAATGCAATATCCACCTTCCTGACAACAGCGTGGACAGCAATACAAACTACGGTTACAACAATTATCAATGCCATCAAGACGGTCATAACCACAGTATGGAATGCAATAAAGACTACCGTTTCAACAGTCGTCAACGCAATCAAGACTACTATCTCTACGGTATGGAACGGAATCAAAAATACCATAACTTCAATCGTAAATGGCATCAAAACTACCGTATCCAATGTGTTCAATAACATTCTGTCAGGTATAAAAACTACGGTAGGCAATATTGCATCCAGCATAAAATCTGGTTTTCAGACTGCAATAAGCTATATTACCAGCCTCCCTTCAAAGGCTCTGCAATGGGGTAAAGATATCATAATGGGTATCGTCAATGGAATAAAAAGCTGTATCTCTGCTGTAGGTGATGCAGTAAAAAGCGTGGCAGATAAAATCACATCATTCCTGCATTTCTCTGTACCTGATGAAGGGCCACTTACCGAATACGAAAGCTGGATGCCAGACTTCATGCAGGGACTTGCTAAGGGAATCAATGACAGCCGAGGTCTTATTGAAAAAGCTGTATCAGGAGTTGCCTCTGATATGGTAATCAATCCAAATGTAACTACTGCTGATGCATCTGGTATTGCAATAAGCAGAAGCTCAGCTGGCAATGCAGATATCGTTTCTGGAATTGTCAGTGCACTAAAGGATACTTTTGGTGACATTAATGCACAGGCTGGCGACATTGTCATTCCAGTGTATCTTGGCAACACGATGCTTGATGAGATAATCGTCAATGCACAGCAACGAACAAATCTAAGAAGCGGAGGCAGATAACATGGCATATTTTCAGTATTTGATTTTTGATGGCGTGAAGCTTCCTCTGCCAAAATCCTATGATGTACAGCTCTCTTCCATTGAAGCAGACTCCAGCGGAGAGACTGAGGCCGGGACTACACAGCGTGATGTCATTCGTGCAGGTGTTGTGGAAATTCCGGTCTCATTTTCTGTTACTCCGGTATGGCTGAAAAAACTATCTGCCTTCTCAAAACAAAGCAAGATTGCAGTTCAATACTTCGATATTGAGGACTTGGCACTAAAGGAAGCTGAAATGTACATCGATGGATATAAAGCAAAGCTCGAAAAGGATACCAGCTATAAAGGATTATGGTCTGTATCCTTCACGCTAAAAGAACTATAAGATTGGAGGTGAAAGCGTGTATCCGGTATCTGATGAATTTTTACAGGCAATTGATAGCAATACCAGAAGTTATTATTGGACTGGTTCTATTGTAACCAAGAACCATGTCACTTATGAATTTGATAATAATGACATCGTTAAAGGCTCCGGTTACATCACAAGGCAGTGTTGTGGAAGTTCCGAAATAGAGCTGGGTACCGTTTATGCCTCTGAGCTTGGCATAACCTTACTAAATGACATAGACCGATACACTTTAGACGGAGCACAGGTAAAAATCTTTTTTCATCTCAATCTTCCGAATGGTACTGTAGAAACTGTGCCAATGGGTATTTTTGAAGTTACCGAAGCCAACAGAAATATACGCTGCCTTGAACTTAAAGCTTATGATTATATGCTCCGCTTTGATAAAAACTTAAAGCTGGAAGCTGCCGGAGGAACGGCGTATAACTTTCTAAATGTTGCTTGTACATCCTGCAAAGTTGAAATGGCTCAGACTCGTGAGCAAATCGAGGCTCTTCCTAATGGCAAAGAAACTCTCGGTATTTATGCTGAAAATGATATGGAGACCTTTCGTGACCTGCTTTATTATGTTGCACAGGTTCTTGGCTGTGTCTGCCTGATAAACCGAGAAGGAAAGCTTGAGCTTATTCCATACAGCAACACGCCTATTGATACCATTCCGGCAAAGGAACGTTTCAACAGCACTTATTCTGATTTTGTTACACGATATACGGCCATCTCATCCACCAACCAGCTAAAGGAAATCTCTGAATACTACTGTATTGAGCCGGATGATGGTCTAACAATGAACCTTGGAGTAAATCCGCTTCTGCAATTTGGTTTGCAATCAACACGAGCAAGGATTCTAAACAATATCCTGAACCAGATTACTGCTGTGGAATATGTCCCTTTTGACAGCACTACCATCGGAAATCCGGCCTTTGATCTAATGGATGTATTGCGCTTTTCCGGCGGCCATGCAGATGACACAAAGGTTTCATGTATCACCAGCATCACCTACAACATCAATGGCAAACATACTCTGAAATGCGTAGGAAAAAATCCAAAGCTGGCAGCCGCCAAAAGTAAGAATGATAAGAATATTGTAGGCCTGATAAATCAGGTGGAAACTAATAAAACAGTTGTCTACAGTTTTATGAATGTTTCCCCTTACACCATCAAGTCATCACCAACGCAAGTGCTTTCCATTGATTTTACTTCAAAGGAATCTACGACTGCTATGTTCCTTGGTGAGTTCCTATTAAATATTATTGCTGATGAGGAAGAACGCACTCTTGATGGAATTGCAACCTATGAAGAAGAAAGCGAAGAAGAAACGATTACTGTCTCAAAGCCTGTGCAGTATTCCTTCACAGGCAAGAAAATACCGGAACTTTTAGTCACCTACAAAGTAAACGGAGATACCGTTGATACTTTCTACCCTGAAAAGACCTGCGTTGATGGAAGGCACATACTAACACTCTTTTATCCGCTGTCTTCCGTAATTGAAAACTCAGAGAACACCTTTGAAGTTTATCTTTCGATTACAGGCGGAACGATTACAATCGGCGAATTGCAAATAAGAGCAACCATAAGTGGTCAGGGACTTGTTGCTGGTATCGGCGACTGGAATGGGCGTATCAATATCACTGAATCTTTCGACAGCATCAAATTCACCGGCATGGACTTCTCCTACGCTTCTCTTACTGATAGTACAAGGGTACAGTTTCCTCCACGAAACGACTTCTCTATGCGTCAGGTATTTGAATCTATTGCTTTCACCGGTATGGACTTTGGCTATGACAGACTGAATGAGCGTGTCAGCGTTGTAGAAGTAGTACAGACCTTTACAATGGATGTTACAGTTCCGGGAGAATATGATTTGACAGTAATTGAAATCAATGAGTCCGATGCCTTCTGTCTCATCAGTGACTACGCAATGGTATCTGAAGAAGCTGATATCAATGCCGGATTTCTTCAAAAGCTGGAAATCAACACAACACCATTTGAACGTGTTGAGAAAATGGAGGTAACAGAATGCTGATTGATGAAACCAAATATAACTGGTCGAGAACCGACCCTATTGAAATATTAGCTGAGGAAAATCCCAGCAACATAGAATTTGAAAAGGCTCTGCGCATCTATCGTATTGAAGGTGCCGCAGAGCTTTCCATTTATGAAGATGATACAAAAAAGAAGCTGCTCTATGAAGGTTTTCTTCCTTTCGAGCCGGAAACAACAATTGCCTGCACCAGTCTCTATATAGAATTTGTCGCCGATGAAGAAATACCAGCAATAGTACTGATTGCTGAAAGCGGTGATGAAAAAACTGTACTACTTCCATATCTGAATACCACTGAAGGCATGAGTTATATCAACAATGGCTATAACAATGACAGCACCTTTTCAACTGCCGGTCTTGATGCGTTTCTGTTTGATGATGTTGCTGCATCAACTGTATATGTTTCCAGCAATCACTGGTTCGGATTTGGCTCAAATTCAAAGCAACTAAAGATAATGCGCAGAGATGGATGCTCCACTGCTTTATACCGTCAGCAAGGCGTCTGTTCCAACGGTCTGGAGTTCCTAAAAATAAGATTTGAAGGCTACACCGTATACAACAACCGCGTAGAAGCTAACAGGCTGATATTTGAGTTATTCCTGCTTGGCAGTAATGATATGTTCCTGAATATAATCCAGACTCCTACTTCTGGAAATACAGGCACATCTGAAATCATCTGCAATGGCGCAACGACAGCACTTTCACTTGTTGACAGCTCAGGTGCAGGCGGTGGAACAATGGTCAGCTTCTACCACACCGATGAGCTTGGAAAGAGCTGGAATATTGTCTATGACATGTACGAAGGAACCGGCAGTGATTCCTATGGTTATTTGCTGAAAGTTGATGATGTTTTCTATACCATCACTGATGGCATGCTTGTTCCATTGGAAATTGATAACCCCTCTGCTGCCATGTTTTATAAATATGGTTCTCAGGAGAAACCTTCAGAAGAATTACTCACGCCACTTGAAAATCCTACTATCTATCTTTGGAAAGCTGGTGGAGAAACACAGCTGCTGAAAGCAATGCTTAAGGCTTATCCATATCCGCAGATAGTCACCTCTGTGATTGATATGAGCCATATTTCTATTCTTGGAATCAAGCTACTTACCGCACAATTCTCTGGCGAAGTCGGTGTATGCCAGTCCCTTGATAATGGTGAAACATTCTCTGAGGAAGTCCCACTATCAGATTGGCTGAACACTGACCCTGACGAACTTTACAACAGCTTAAATGAAACAAGGATACTCATTCTGCATTTCGTGCTTCACGATAATGCAACCCTATCTCGTTTCAAAATAACCTACATCAATTAAAGGAGGTCTTGATAAATGCTTAAAGGTACAATGAAAATCGAACTTACTGATGTTCATACCGGCAAGAAAGAAACCGTGGTTGAGCACAATATGATTACCAATGCCCTGACTAATATCTTCAAGCCGCTGGGACATTTGAATAATCCATCTACTATGTATAACAGCATCGTGCCATATTATCAGAAGTTACTCGGTGGGTTGCTTCTTTTCGATAATGCCATCGAGGAAAACCCTAATATGCTTTATGCTCCTGCAAGTACAAACCTTATCGGCTGCGCTGCCTACAATGCTCAGAACAATACAAAAGGAACTAAACGTGGAGGTTATAACCAAACAGAAAGCGAGCTCAACATGACAAATCGATATATGAAGTTTGTATATGATTTTGCTACCTCTCAGGCTAATGGTACCATTTCTTGTGTATGCCTGACGCATGTTAATGGCGGTTATACCAGTTACGGAAGCGATGATGCTGTGCTTAACACAAACTATCCTCTTGGAGTAGGCTTCTATGACAGTCCACTCCAATATGTTCATACGAACTATACAGGTGCCAACACAGGCGACCATTATTCTGGCCTTACAGTTGGTACTACAGAGGTTCTTTTCCTGATTGACCGTCAGAATGACATTGCTTACTACTTTAAGATAAAAAATGCAAACAGCATATCCATTGTTAAGCGAAGAGCCTATCTGCAGTCAATATCTGTACTAGAGAATCCATATAGCCAAAAAGCACTGATTGAAGAAATAGACCTTGATACTCTTGGGACAACACTTCCGACAGCTTATTTTGCTTATAACTATGACCATTCCGACAGATGCCTTTATATCTTTGCTTCATCATCATATCAATTAAATGCTAATAGTACCTTTGTTGTTACCAAAATCAACACATCCAACTGGCATATCACGCAGTACACTATGGTCAATACAACAAATGTAACCCTCTCAGCTAATGGTATGAAATTTGCTTTTGCACATCACGGATATGTTTATCTTAGAAGCTATAACAGTCCTTATTCTGTTTATAAATTTGAAATAGGCAACTCCGCAAATGTTGTAAAGATAACTATGAAAGGGATGAGCAGCATTGACTGTTCACCGTTTATGGCTTATGAAGGGCGCATTTATTGGGTCTGTTGTTCAAGTAACAGCTCCAGCAGGCATATCTATATCATTAACGACCAGACAAATGAATGCCTGAAAACAGAAAATTTTGAAATCTACAGTAACTACTATAACTGTTCATATACTCCTGTTTTGAATGAACCTATGTTATATTTCTGCAGTATCGGAAATTACACAACCAGTGCTTTCTTTACTCCTGCAAACTATCTGGCTACTATCAATAACTTATCTGAGCCGGTAACAAAAACCGCAGATAAGACCATGAAAATCACATATATCATTCAGGAACAGTAATCTTGGAATCAAGCATCTCTTCGGAGGTGCTTTTTTCATACAAATCTTTAGAAACGGAGGAATTTATCATGAAGGAATTCTGGAACACAATTCAACTTTTATTTGCCGGAATTGGAGGATGGCTTGGTTACTTCTTAGGCGGCTGTGACGGTTTGCTTTTTGCACTATTGGCATTCGTGGTTATTGATTACATCACCGGTGTCATGTGCGCAATTGCAGATAAAACTCTATCCAGTGAAGTTGGCTTCAAAGGTATCTGCCGCAAGGTAATTATTTTCTTGCTTGTAGGAATTGCAAATATTCTGGACGTACAAGTTATCGGAACTGGCAGTATTCTTCGTACTGCTGTTATCTTCTTCTACATTTCCAATGAAGGAGTATCCCTTTTAGAAAATGCTGCTCATCTTGGACTTCCGGTACCTGCCAAGATGAAAGCAGTCTTAGAACAGCTTCACGATAAATCGGAAAAGGAGGACTAACGCTATGGTTTATACAAATAGCTCACTAATAGCTTATACAAAACTCACTCCAAATCACTCAGGTCAAAGAACACACGCTATCGACCGTATTTCACCTCACTGCGTTGTGGGCCAGTGTACAGCTGAGGGACTGGGTGATTGGTTTTACAAATCATCCACTCAGGCATCATCAAATTATGGTATAGACAAGAATGGCCGAATCGGTATGTATGTCGAGGAAAAGAACCGCTCTTGGTGCACCTCCAGCAATGCTAATGACCAGCGCGCTATCACAATCGAATGTGCGTCTGATAAAACAGAACCTTATGTCATGAATGACAAAGTCTACGAAAGGCTTATCGAACTTTGCACTGACATCTGCAAGCGTTATGGCAAAAAGAAACTCTTATGGTTTGCAGATAAGGACAAGTCCTTAAATTACGCACCGAAGTCTGATGAGATGGTTATCACTGTTCACAGATGGTTTGCAAATAAAAGCTGTCCGGGAAACTGGCTTTACGCAAGACTAGGAGATGTTGCTGACAGGGTTACTGCAAATCTTGGTGGTGCAGATACACCTTCAAAGGGTACTCAGGCTACTGTATTTGCAAAGCTTAGTGAGGCTGATGTTGTAAAGAAGGCGGGTGCTTTGTTTACAGCTGGTCAGAAGAAGAGTGGTATTCTTGCATCTGTATCAATGGCTCAGTTCATTCTTGAGAGTGGATATGGTAAGAGCGAACTTGCACAGAATGCCAATAATTGCTTTGGCATGAAGATCAGTCTTTCTGGTAATACCTGGAGTGGCAGTACCTGGGATGGCAAGAGCAAATACACAAAGAAGACCCAGGAAGAATATACAAAGGGACAGATGACAACCATCACAGCTGATTTCAGAAAGTATCCTTGCATCGAGGATTCCATTGCAGACCATTCTGCATATCTTTTAGGTGCAAAGAAGGGTTCTAAACTTCGCTATGATGGACTTAAGGGATGCAAGGACTACAAGAAGGCAGCAAAGATCATCAAGGATGGTGGCTATGCTACAAGTTCTACTTATGTTGCAAATCTCTGCAGTATCATCGAAAAATGGAATCTTACTCAGTTTGATGTAAAGAAAACAAGTTCTGCACCAGCTGATTCTGTTAAGACTTTCCCTGCCACACCTTTTAAAGTAAGAGTCATCATCGATAACCTTAATTATCGTTCAGAGCCTTCTATGAATGGCAGAGTGAATGGACAGACTGGTATCGGTACATTTACTATTATGGAAGTTAAGAATGGCTGGGGAAGGCTTAAGTCGGGTGCCGGATGGATCTGGCTTGAAAACCCTAGCTACTGTACTGTGGGAAAGACGGTGGCATCTGCAAATAAGACCTCGGGTACCAAAACGGTAGACGAGCTTGCAAAGGAAGTCATCAAAGGTTTATGGGGCAACGGTGCCGACAGAAAGGCAAAGCTTACAGCAGCCGGATATGACTACGCAAAGGTGCAGAAGAGAGTAAATGAACTCATAAAATAAGAAATAGTTAAAACAGTGCTATGAGCCTGCTTGCATTCTTCGGAGTGTAGGCAGGCTTTATTTTTTTTGAAAAAAGCGTCCTTTTGATGGTTCTTTCAAGGCTAACAGTTAGGAAGAGCAAAACAGAGATGAAAAAAGAAAATAAAAAAGTTTTTCAAAAAACGTCCTTTAGAGCATCTTCCCATGGCTAAAAGTTAGAGAGAAACAAATCTCTCAGAAACGGAGGTGCAGCGATGAAACATAATCTTCACATTAGTGTTTCAGACAAGCCACAACGAAACGGCATGGTTTCTTGTAAAACCATCAGTTTGAGAGAACGATTCCTGCGTATGCTCTTTGGCAGAAAGCAGAAGATCGTGATTCTTGTTCCTGGTGATGCAATCGAGGAACTGGCCATCATAAGAACAACGGAAGGAGGTAGACCATGAACAAAGTAACAGAATTACTTGACGCTGTTGCCCAAGTCATCACTTGTGTTCGTAACCTGGCAGATAGTCTTCAGGTAGTAGCTGATGTTCTTACAGATATGAAATCTGTGGAAGTAATCGAAGCACAGCCTGTAGCACAGATTCCTGAAAAGGCAGCAAAGCCTAAGAAAGAGAAAGCCAAGGTTTACACACTTGAAGATGTAAGAGGAGTTCTAGCAGAGAAGAGCCAGAACGGACTCACATCAGAAGTTAAGGGTCTGATTGCAAAGTTCGGAGGCAGCAAGTTATCCGACATCGACCCTAGCAACTATGAAGCAATCATCAAAGAGGCGGAGGTGCTTGGAAATGAGTAAACACGCATTCCTTTCCCCTTCAAGTTCTCACAGATGGCTTAACTGTACACCAAGTGCAAGTCTTGAATCAGAATTTGAAAACAAGACAAGCCATGCATCAGAAGAAGGAACTGCTGCTCACGCATGGTGCGAACACAAGCTTAAGAAGGCTCTCCGCAGAAGAAGTAAAAGACCTGTTTCATCCTATGGCAGTGATGAAATGCAGGAACACACAGATGCATATGTGGACTTTGTCTTAGAACAGCTTGACATTGCAAAGCAGAACTGCAAGGACCCATTGGTGCTGATAGAGCAACACGTAGACTTCTCTGAATATGTCCCGGATGGTTATGGTACAGCAGACTGTGTGATTGTTTCGGACGATAAGCTTCACATCATTGATTTCAAGTACGGCATGGGAGTTCTGGTAGACGCAACAGACAATCCACAGATGAAATGCTATGCACTCGGTGCCCTTGCAATCTATGACAGTTTATATGACATCAAGGAAGTATCGATGTCCATCTTCCAGCCACGCAGGGAGAATGTGAGTACCTGGACAAACCCGGTTGATGAACTGAAGACCTGGGCAGAAGAAGTATTAAAGCCAAAGGCTGAAATGGCCATGAATGGCGAAGGCGAATACTGTCCCGGCGAGTGGTGTACATTCTGCAGGGCAGCAGTCAGATGCAGAGCAAGAGCGGAAGAAAAGCTGAAACTTGCACAGGAAGAATTCAAACTTCCTCCACTTCTTACAGATGAGGAAATCGAAGAAATCTTATCGGTTATTCCTGATCTCACAAAGTGGGCAAATGAGATTATGGCTTATGCTACCGAATCAGCTGTGAGCCACGGCAAGCAGTGGAACGGATTCAAGGTTGTTGAAGGACGCTCTGTCCGTAAGTACACGGATGAAGATGCAGTTGCCAAAGCAGCCAAGGAAGCAGGCTATAAGGATATTTACCGTCAGAGCCTTATCACTCTTACAGAGATGCAGAAACTGATGGGTAAAGCAACATTTGAAAAGGTACTGGGTGACCTTATCTACAAACCACCCGGAAAGCCGACTCTTGTACCGAACTCGGATAAGAGAGAGGCAATGAATATATCAGACGCTAAAAACGAATTTAAAATGGAGGATTAACGATTATGGCGAATGTAAGTAAAACAAAAGTTATCACAGGCAAGAACACAAGACTTTCTTATTTCCACGGATGGGAGCCTACATCTATCAATGGCGGTCCTGAAAGATACAGTGTATCTGTTCTTATTCCAAAGGATGATAAGGAAACAGTAAAGGCTATCAACGATGCAATTGATGCAGCTATTGAGGAAGGCATTGCAAAGTTCGGTGGCAAGAAGCCTAACAAGGCAGCAATCAAGCTTCCTCTTCGTGATGGTGACACAGAGCGTGAGGACGAGGCATATGCCGGACATTGGTTCATCAATGCCAACAGTAAGACAGCACCACAGATTGTTGATAAGGCAGTAAAGCCTATCCTTGACCGTGATGAGGTGTACAGCGGTTGTTATGCAAGAGTATCTCTTAACTTCTATGCATTCAACTCCAACGGTAATAAGGGCATTGCCTGTGGTCTTGGAAACATTCAGAAGATCAGAGACGGAGAGTCACTTGGCGGTCGCAGTTCTGCAACTGATGACTTCAGCACAGAGGAAGATGACGATTTCTTATCTTAATCTGAACTGAACTTTTAACTTCCTGCAGGCGGTGTGAAACACCACCGTCTGCGACTATTACGAATATACGAGGTAAACGATATGAACGAATTATATGAATTAGCAAAGCAGATTGATGTGATTATCATCTTCTACATCTTTATGGGTGCTGGTATCTACGGCATTGTAAGTACCATCATGAATGGGATCTGGCTTGTCAAGGATTCCATCAAGAAACATAAAGCAAAGAAGAAATCTGCTGAAGAAACAACTGAAGAATAAAAGTATGCAGGCGGTGGAGGAATATGCTCTGCCGTCTGTTTTACTTTGGAAGGAAGTGAGAATGTGAAATCAATCAGTATAGATATTGAAACCTTTTCAAGCGTGAGCCTGCAGAAGTCCGGGGTCTACCGCTATGCAGAAAGTAATGACTTTGAGATTCTGCTTTTCGGATATTCCATTGATGGTGGCGAGGTCAAGGTTGTAGATCTGGCAATGGGAGAAAAGATACCAGACGATATTATTGATGCTCTTACAGACGATGAAGTTATCAAGTGGGCTTTCAATGCACAGTTTGAAAGAGTCTGTCTGTCCAGATATCTTCGTGATAATGGTGTATCTCTTGGAGGATATTATCTTGATCCTGTGTCATGGCATTGCACGATGGTATGGGCTGCAACTCTCGGTCTGCCATTATCTCTGGAAGGAGTAGGTGCTGTACTTGGTCTTGAAAAGCAGAAACTGTCGGAAGGTAAGAATCTCATAAAATACTTCTGTGTTCCATGTTCTCCTACAAAGGTCAATGGTGGAAGGACAAGAAATATGCCATACCACGATTTGGAGAAGTGGTCACAGTTCAAGGCATACAATCTTCGAGATGTTGAAACGGAAATGGGTATTCAGCAGAAACTTTCAAGATTCCCTGTCAGCGATACCATCTGGGATGAGTACCACTTAGACCAGGAAATCAATGACCGAGGAATCGGTGTGGATATGACCTTTGTGGAGAATGCGATAGCATTTGATGAAAAGAGCAAAGCTGCACTTACAAAGCAGATGCAGGAACTTACCAGTCTAGAGAATCCGAACTCCGTACAGCAGATGAAGAACTGGCTTTCAGAGAATGGACTTGAAACAGACAGCCTTGGTAAGAAGGCGGTGGCAGAGATGATGAAAGATGCTCCTGAACATCTTGTTGATGTCTTATCTCTTCGTCAGCAGCTTGCCAAGAGCAGTGTGAAGAAATATACGGCTATGGAAAATGCCGTGTGCGAAGATAACAGAGCAAGAGGAATGTTTCAGTTTTACGGTGCCAACAGAACTGGCAGGTTTGCCGGAAGACTGGTGCAGCTCCAGAACCTGCCACAGAACCATATGCCAGATCTTGCCGAGGCAAGAGGCCTTGTAAGAACTGGAAACTTTGATGCACTTGAACTTTTATATGATGATATCCCGGATACCTTGTCACAGCTTATCCGTACAGCTTTTGTGCCACAGGGTGATAACAAGTTAATCGTTGCTGACTTTTCTGCTATTGAAGCGAGAGTTCTTGCATGGCTTGCTGGCGAAAGATGGAGAATCAAGGTATTTGAAGAAGGAAAAGATATCTACTGCAGCAGTGCATCGCAGATGTTTGGTGTGCCTGTAGAAAAGCATGGCATCAATGGACACTTAAGGCAGAAAGGTAAGATTGCTGAATTGGCACTCGGTTATGGTGGCTCGGTCGGTGCATTAAAAGCTATGGGTGCTATCGAAATGGGTCTTACCGAAGAAGAGCTGCAGCCACTTGTGTATGCCTGGCGAAATTCTAATCCTGCGATCACAATGCTGTGGTGGGATATTGATAACTGTGTAAAGGAAACCGTCAAGAAAAGAATCACAACACAGACCCACGGTATCCGTTTTGAGTATGAGAGTGGGTTCCTTTTTATTGTTCTTCCATCCGGCAGAAGGCTTGCGTATGTAAAGCCTAAGATGGGTGTGAATCAGTTCGGTGGTGAGTCTGTTACCTATGAAGGTGTAGGCGGAACAAAGAAGTGGGAAAGGCTCGAAAGTTATGGCCCCAAGTTCTGTGAGAACATTACGCAGGCTATCGCAAGAGATGTTCTGATGTATGCTATGCAGACATTAAGGTGCTGCAGAATCGTTGCCCATGTGCATGATGAGGTCATCATTGAGTGCAGAAAGGATGTGTCCCTTGATGCCGTATGTGAGCAGATGGGAAGGACACCACCCTGGGCAGAAGGACTTCTTCTTCGTGCCGATGGCTATGAATGTCAGTTTTATAAGAAAGATTAATGGAAAACGTCCTTTTTTACCTCCTGCCAAGGCTACATGGTAGGAGGTGCTTTTTTATGCAGATTACAAAGTTAGAAGAAGGTGCCGTAGCACCAAAGCCGGACACAAAGGTGTTCACACAGGAAGAACTGCAGCAGGAATTCGACTTTATTCTTGCTGAAAAGATAGTTCGTAAAATGGCAGAAAAGGGTCTTATTTCTGATGATGAATTACACAAAATATCGGAGAAAAATCGACTTATTTTCTCTCCGTATTTAAGCGAGATTTATCAGTAATTGACTTGATATATATCGGTATCTACGGGAATATGTCCATGCGAAAGTGAGGTGATTGATGTGAAAAATGTAACGAAAATAGACCAGGTAGACCTTTCGATTTTTAAGAAGTTGAGAGTTGCTGCATACTGCCGAGTATCTACCGACAGTAACGAACAGGAACTCAGCCTGGATACACAAAAGAACCACTATGAAAGTTACATCAAAGCGAATAGCGAATGGGAGTACGCGGGCATTTACTACGATGATGGTATCAGTGCTACAAAGACAGTAAAGCGAGATGGCTTGTTAAGACTTGTTGAAGACTGCGAGAAGGGTCTTATCGATCTTGTTATTACAAAGTCCATCAGTAGATTCAGCAGAAACACTACCGACTGCCTGGCTCTTGTAAGAAAACTTCTGAACTATGATGTTTACATCATTTTTGAAAAAGAGAATATCCACACAGGTTCAATGGAGAGTGAACTGATGCTTGCAATCTTGGCCAGTATGGCAGAGAGCGAGTCACGTTCCATTTCTGAGAATGAGAAGTGGAGCATTAAGAAAAGATTCCAAAATGGAACTTATGTGATTTCTTATCCACCGTATGGTTATGCCAATGTTGATGGTGAGATGGTAATTGTCCCTGAACAGGCAGAAGTTGTAAAAGAGATTTTTGCAAGCTGCCTTGCCGGAAAGAGTACACATATCATTGCAAAGGAACTGAATGAAAAAGGTGTTCCTACCAAGAAAGGTGGCAAGTGGACTGGTGGCACAATCAACGGCATTCTTACCAACGAAAAGTACATAGGAGATGCCCTTTTCCAGAAGACCATCACAGATGCAGCCTTCAAGAGAAAAAGGAACTATGGCGAAGAAGAACAGTACTACTGTGAAGACCACCATGAGGCAATCATTGACAAGGATACTTTTGAAAAGGCTAAGGAAGCAATAAGGCAGCGAGGACTTGAAAAAGGAAACTGCAGTGAGGATACATCAAAATATCAGAACAGATATGTCATGTCCGGCAAAATCAAATGTGGAGAGTGCGGCAGGTCTTTCAAGCGAAGATACCATTACACTTCACACGGCAGAAGCTACAATGCATGGTGCTGTGGCGGTCATTTGGAAGATTCCAAATCCTGCTCTATGAAGTACATCCGTGATGATGACATGAAGAGAGTTTTCCTTACGATGATGAATAAGCTGCGTTTTGGAAATGACCTGGTATTGAAACCGCTTCTTATAGCCATCACAACAGACAATTCTAAAAAGAACATCCACAGTGTAGAAGAAATCGAAAAAGAGATAGCTGCCAATGAAGAACAGCGAAAGCAGCTGAACACACTTCTTACAAGAGGGTATCTTGAAAGACCAGTCTTTGCCGAAGCTCATAACAAGCTGATTACGGAATATGAACATCTGATAGCAAGGCGAGATATGTTATACAGAATGGACGATGCCGGATATACGATGGAGCAGAAATTAAAAGAACTGGTGGATTTCCTTAATGGAGCTGAACCGTTTACCGAATGGGACGATTCCTTATTTGAAAGATTCGTGGAAAAGGTAAAGGTGCTGTCCAGAGATGAAGTTGAGTTTGAATTAAAATTCGGCTTAAGGCTGAAGGAAAGGATAGATTGA